GGGATTCCTACGCCGGGGGTCACCGCCCGGACCTCCTGCACCTGCTCGCCGCCGCCAGCGCCGCCAGCCTGCCCGGAGGAGGTCCGCTTGCCGCCCTTGCCGCCGCCGGCGGTCTTGTCGAACGCCATGTAGGAGACCCCGGCCCCGGGAAGCACCGTCACCGGCCCCGGCGTCGAGTAGGTCGTCTGGATGAGCGTCCCGATGGGCGGCTGCTGGAGCAGCAGCGACAGCGGCGACCTGGCGGACCCCTGGATGCCGAGCAGCGTATAGATGCCGCCCCGGACGGAGGCGGGCGTCCCGGCGGTCGGCGCATAGGCTGTCAGCGCGTTGAGATAGACGTCGGCGTCCATATAGAGGGAGCCGTCGTTCTTGACCTTCCGCCACGCCTTGACCGAGTAGCCGGTGACGTTGGTGAAGTCGAATGTCCCGGCCTGCGGGATGGAAAACGAGACTAGTTGCCAGGTTGGCGAGTTCGGGCTGTTCGACGCATGGCAGTACTGCTGGCCGCCGAAGCTGATGGTATGCCCGGAGCCATCGGAGAGGCTGAGGGCGAACGCTACGTTGCCCTTGTTCCACGTCTTGTAGTTGTTGGTGCCGAGGCCAAACCAGAATGTCAGTTTGGTGAGCCCAGTGATGTTGACCGCCGGGTTCGTGTCGGTATACCAGGCGGGGGAGTCGTTGTTGGTTTTCGACCAGTCCCAGTGGGCGGAGTGGATCGACCCGCCGGCGGGCATCAGCGAGGAGGAGAACCACCACGATGCCTGCGTCGTGGAGCCGACCGCCGTATAGGCGTCCACCGTCACCGGGGCGGGTGGCGCGGTGGAGCCGGTCGCCGGGCTGGTGAATTGCAGTTGCAGCGGCGCGTCGGCCCGCCCGAAGGGCAGCCCGGGGAATGTCAGGGTGACCAGCGACCGCAGATCCTTCTCGGCGTGCTGGTCATAGTCGGTCGTGGAGGGCTGCGCCCGGAAACAGTCAAAGACGAGCGTCGGGCCAGAGACGCCGGGGCTGCTCTGCCGCGTCCACGTCAGATTCCAGGTGTCCTGATCGACGATGGTGAACAGCGTCTCCCTCGCCGCTGCGAGCGTATCCCGGTCGGGGGCGATGATCGTGACCGGGATGACAAAGGTCCGGTTGGCGGTCCGCCGGCCGAACGGCCGCTCCCCGTCGAGGAGGTACTTGGCGACGAGCGCCTGCTCCGGTTGCGGCATCCCCAGGTCGAACCCGTTGCCGAGGCGGAATACCGCGCCGGGGCACTGGGGCAGCGCGGAGACAGCACCGCCGCCGAGGAGTTCGATGGAGCCGTCGAGGATCAGGCTGTCAGGCATAAACGGTGCCCCGTTCGCGGGCGGCAGCGGCTCGGGCGTGCCATACGTGTCCAGGTAGGAGCCCGAATAGAGGTCGAATAGTACGGTCATTCAAGGCGTCCCTCCTCAGTAGACCGCCGCCCACCACGATGTGGCGGCCTGGGTGACGGAGCCGGGGGTGAACGGGTTGGTCAGGGAGGTCAGCGCGGAGCCGATGGTCCCATAGCGGGTGCCAGCCGGCCCGGTGGTCCCGTTGATGAGCGACGGGGTGATGTTGTTGGACCGGCCGGCCTGCGGGGCGGTGGTCCCGGCGACGAGGATCGCCACGTAGTAGAGGCCGGGGCTCAGGTACAGCGACCCGGCGGACTGCTGCGTCCAGGTGACATCGACGATCCCTGCGCTGGCGAGCGCCGTGGTCAGGGCCGTCCCGCCGCTGGTCTGGGAGGCGGAGCCGCGCAGGTTCCCGCCAGAGTCGTAGAGGCCGATGAGCGCCGTGGTCAGCCCGGACCCGCCAGTGTTGACATACAGCCGGCCCTTGACCGCCGTCCGGGGCTGGCGGACCTCCACCCCGATCAGGTTCAGCGTCCCCAGCGGCAGCGACGTGCCTGTGGAGTTGACCATCGCCCCGTCGAACGCCTGCGCGATATAGCCGAGGTCGGGGGCGGTCCACGCGTCGGTCTGCCCGCCGACCGGGGTCAGGTTGGAGATGGAGGTCTCGCCGCTCGACGTGCCCTGGTAGATGACGCACGACGGGTCAACATAGATGCCGTTGTTCCCGGCCCCGTCGAAGATGACGTTGCCGAAACTGTCGCCGGTCCCGCCGAGGGTGCAGGCGGCCAGGCGGACGAGAGGCGACCCGGCCCCGCCTGCGCCATGAGCGGTCGCCACCGCATAGACGGGGGAGCCGCCCGCGACATCGACGGTCCCGATGTTCACATGCGCGCCGATGACAGTCACGTCGTTGCGGCCGGCGACGGCGATGCTCGCATAGCCGCCGCCGCCTGCCCCGCCGTTCGTGCCGTCGCCGTCGAATGCGCCGCCGAGGACAATCAGCGGGTCCGACCCCGAGTTCCCCGCCGAGTTGATCACATTCAGCCCGTTGCAGCGGTTCCGCTGCGAGCCCCAGCCGATCAGCATCGTCGAGTCGAGATAGCCGGCACCGGGGCCGCGCGCGTCATAGGTGAAGCCGTTCTGGGAGACGTCGCCCCGGCAGTTCACATACACCGAGTTGAAGCCGCCGCAGAAGAACGCGTCATATAGCTGGGACGCCCCGCCGCAGTTCTGGCAGTGGATGTTGTGGAAGGTGCCGTCAGAGCCGGTCCAGTGGAACCCCTCCTGCCCGGCGGACTGGACGAGCGAATGGATGACCCGCCACCCGTCCGGGTTCTTGTTGTTGATGCCGCCCTGGGCGGTGACGATCCCGCTGCCGGTGACGTTGTAGATGCCGACCGACTCGATGACCACCGACTCGGCCTGCCCGGTCGCGTTGATCCCGGCGACGATGTTCGCCGGGTTGAGCGAGGAGCCGTTAATCCACATGTCATAGATGTGGATGGCCTGCGAGTCGCCCAGCGTCAGCACAGCGGCGGGCGCACCCCCGGAGGCGGCGAACCCGGAGGTCGGCTGGAGGACCGCCCCGTTCGTCGATGAGGACATATGGCCCGGCCCGGAGCCGTGCGGCCCCTTGCAGCGGACCCCGGGGCGGAGCACGATATTCGTCGCGACCGAGTAGAGCCCCTGCGGGAAATAGACGACCTGCCCGGCGGGGGCCGCGTTGACCGCCGCCTGGATCGCCGGCGCGGAGTCCACTACCCCGGTCGGGTCGGCACCGAACTGGGTTACGACATTCAGCCAGTCGGGGGTCCGGGTGAAAGCGGTCAGCGACGCCCCGGGGGCAACCCCGGCGAGGGCGGCGAGAATGTCTGCGATGTTGTTGTGATGCTGCGTGTGCAGGAGGTCGTTGACCACATGGTTATCGGCGGGGAAGGTCAGCGTCGGCACCGGCGGTCACCTCGTCGCGTAGTAGCCGCGCTGGGCACCGGATCGCGCCGCCGCATTGATGCCATCCGCGACGCCTGGCGCGACCCGCTCCACCGCGTCGATGAGCCGGTCGAGTCTCCGCGCCAGGCCATCGGACCCGGAGCCGGTGACCCGCTCCAGCCGCTCCCAGCCGCCCGTCCCGTTGTATGAGAGCGACAGCCCGGGGGGCATCCACCCGCCCTGGTCATACCAGTGCGGGGAGCGGGACAGCCAGGAGCCGTAGGCGGAGCCGGGCGACCCGTACCGGCCCTTGATGTAGCCGAGCCCCCAGTTGATCTGTGCCGCCGCCGATGAGGTGGGCGGGTTCGCCGCCGGCCCCATCTTCCCCGGCGGGAGCGCCTGCGGGATGCCATACGCGCCGCTGCTCGGGTTGCGGGCGAGGCGGTTCCATCCTGACTCGCCGTTCCATAGGGCGATGAGCGGCGGCATCTGCCCCGGCCCCCAGCCGTATGCGCCGAGCCGCGACCGGGCGTATGCCTGCGCCTGCGCCGCCCCGGCTGAGGCGGGGCCGCCGAGGCCGCCGGGAGCGCCGCCGCTTCCCCGCGCTGCTGCGGCGAGCGCGGCGAGCAGTTGCCTGGCGAACGCCTGGGCCATCGCGATGATCGGCGGGATGATCACCGAGTCGATCTGCGGCCGGGACGGGGTCCGCGTCTGCACGATCAGGCCGCCCTGCGCGTACCGGCCGGCGTTGATCGCATCCATCATGTGCGTGCCGTACTTGGCGACCGCCGCCGCCTTCACCATGTACTCGCCCCGGCTCGCCCAGATCGGCACGTCATCGGCGGTCCCGGTCGTCCCCTCCCGGATGAAGCCGCCCGCCGCCAGGCCGCCACCGGGCTTCTGCCCTGGCCCCAGCTGGGCGTTGCGGAGCGCGTGCTGGGTCAGCGCGACCCCAAGGGTGATCGTCCGGCCGTTGATCCCGTTGAGCGCCGCGTTGACCCGGTCGCGGAACGAGTCGAATTGCGCCGCCGCCGTCTTCAGCTTCGGCCCCAGCCCAGGCACCCAGCCGAACGCCTTGGCCGCGCCGTTGATGATGAACCCGAACACGGCCGAGATGACATTCCACCAGCCCTGGATGATCCCCACCAGCACCTTGAAGATCGCTCCCATGAAGTCGCGCATATGGCCCCACAGGAAGTCCCAGGCTTTGCGGATCGCGTCGAAGACCGGCTTGATGATGTTGTGCCAGAGGAACTGCACCTGCGGGCCGATGATCCTCTGCCAGAGCCAGGTCGCGACAGCCGCCATGATGCGGAAGTTGAATTGCCAGTATTTGACGGCCAGCAGCACGAACCCGAAGATCAGCGTGAACGCGATCTTCGCCAGGGACCAGACGACGAACCACACGCCCTTGGCGATGACCGCCAGCGTGTGCAGCGCGGGCTCGATGTCATTGTAGATCGCCAGCGCGAACCTCTTGACCGCATCCACGACCGGCATGATCCAGCCGCGCATCCACCCCCAGACCTGCTTCCAGTGGGTGGCGAGGAGGATGATCCCGGCGATGATCGCGACGACCCCGGCGACGATGCCGAGCGTCGCCGCGTTGAAGATCACCCAGGCGGCGGCCTGGGCGAGGATCGCGACGGTGAACACGGCCATCAGCCCGACGATGATCGGCAGCAGCATCTTGGAGTTGGCGAGCCAGCCGACGACCTTGGTGATGATCGGCAGCAGCTTCGACCCGGCGATGATCCCGATCCGTTCCAGGTCCGCGCCCAGGATGTGCCACTGGGCGGAGGCTGTTTTGCGCTGCGCTACGACCGCTGGGCCGAACCTGTCGAGGGAGTGGTTGATCTGCTCCTGCTTGCGCCGCAGCACCTCGTAGTTGTTGAGCAGGGTCAGGATGGCGCTGGAGGACCGGCCGCCGCCGAACGCGTGGGAGAGGAGGATCGCCTGCTGGGAGGCGGACAGCCCGGATGCGTCCAGGTGTTTCTTGAGCAGGCCGATGGCGGTGACGATGCCGCCGGGGCTGCGCATCGCGTTGGCTACCTGGAGCCCGGTCAGGCCGATGGACTCCAGGTGCGCCTCGGCGGTCTTGGACGGGGCGGCCATCAGCGAGAACGTCATACGCAGGCGGGTAGCGGCGACCTGCGCCGGTATCCCCTCGTCGGTCATCAGCGCCAGCGCCGCGCCGACATCCTTCAGCGATAGGCCGAAGGTGCGGGCGGCGGGGAGGATGCCGGTGCCCACGGCGTTGATGAAGTCGCCCATCCGCATGTTCCCAGCGCCGACGATGGCGTTGACCGTCGCGGCGGCCTGCCCGAACGACTGGGCTCCCCGGATGCCTGACCGCCACGCGCCGGCGATGGCATTCGTCGTCTCCTCCAGGTTCGCGCCGCCGACAGCGGCGAGATCGGACGCGGCGCGGAGCGCCTTCATCGCGTCCACGTTGTCGAGCCCGACCGACTTCAGGTGGTACATGGCGTTGGCAAGCTGGATGGGGGACTGCTGCACATCCCGCAGGCCGAGGATCTCCCTGCTCAGGATTTGGACATCCCGGCTCGTCCCGCCCGCCTGCGTATGGATGCGGAGCATGGCCGACTGAAACTGCTGGGCGGCGACGACGGAGCCGACCATAGCCGCGCCGATGGCGACGAACCCGACGCGGGCGATCTGCCTGGTGGCCGCGCCGGTCTGGGCACCGAACCGCTCCCCGAACGACTTGCCCGCCCGGTCGCCCTCAGCCGCCCATGAGCCCCGCCGAAGCTGGGAGGCGAACCCCTGGCTGAACTTGCCGCCGGCGGACTGCCCAGCGCCGGCCGTGTCCGCTGCGGCAGCGCCCTCCTCGACGCCCTTGGCTGTGTCGCGGGCTACCTGGCTGGAGTCGACGCGGAGGCGGACGAAGGCGTCAGCTATGGCACCGAATGCCATCAGATGACCTCCACGTCGCCGTCGTCGATGGACATGATGTGGGCTCGCCGCTCGGCTGCCGTCTCCCCGCCCGCGCCGGCTAGCTCGGCGGCGAGCCGCGAGCGTGGCGGCTCATACCCGGAGACACCCTTCTGGCCGAGCGCCCCGGCGATGCCGGCGAGCAGTTGCGTCACATCGTCCTCCCACAGCGACCTCCGCAGCAGCCACTCCGCCAGGTCGCAGAGCGCCCTCGGGCTCAGCCCGTAGCTGCGGAGGCCCGTCCCTTCTGCCCAGTCCTGCCCGGCCGCTGCTTCCCACCAGGAGCCCTGTGATCCTGCGGCATCCTCGGCGGCAGCCCCTCCTCGCCCTCCTCCGAGATGATCACTGTGCCGCGCTGCAAGGAGATGACTCGTGACATCTGGCGCGCCCGTGGTGGCCGCCCAGTCGAGGAGCGCCCACGCGGCCCCGTAGGGCGGCCGGCATCAGCCTCGGCCAGCGCCAGAGCCTCCTCATTCACATATTCCATGATCGCCGTCAGGGTCTCATCCGGCGTCTTGTGCTCCTCGATGTGCTCCTGCATCCGCTGGTACTCAGCAGGGCCGAGCGCCTCGTACATCGACTGGGCCATCAGCGACAGCGTCGCCAGGCCGTCGCCGGCTGCCGCCTGCCGGGCTAGCTCGGACATGTGCCAGGCGTTGCCCGGCCCGAGGCAGCGGAACTCCTCGCCGTCGAGCGTGAAGCTGATGCTGGCCAGCGGCGGGAGCGGCTGCTCCTCGCCCTCTGGCCGCTCAGGCAGGTCACTGCTGAACTGTCGTGGCATGAGATCATCTCTCCCTTAGCACGGTTAGGGACGGCCGCCTACTGGCGGGCCGGGGCTGCGTAGATCGCCTTGAACAGCCGGGAGCCGGTCGCCGGCTTTTCCAGCGTGAACTCGCAGGCCATCGTCGCGTTGTTCGCACCCTTCTGGCGGAGGATCTGCAACTGGCCGGTCATGAGGCACTGGCGGAACACCCACCGCTCGGAGTGATCCTCCGACTCGAAGCCGAGCATCGTCCGCGTCTCAGTCCCCAGGTCCGGTGGCTCAAACGTGACGATCCCGGAGCCGGTCGTGATCGTCCCGCCGTTGGACGCCCGCTTGAGGTTCGTGGCCGTGATCTCCGACATGACGAACTTGAGCATGGAGCTACGCCCGTCCGACGCGTTGGAGATCGGGTCCAGTTCCTCCGCCACCATGACGGGGCTGGTGTTCAGTTGGTAGTCGAACTCGGAGCCCTGCGCCGTATAGCCGATGGCCACCCAGGAGGCGGAGACGGTCGCCCAGGCGGTGGCAAGGTCGGTGGGCTCGGTCGTCCCGAGCGGGGCGATGTAGAGATACCCCGGCCCGAGGCTGAGGTTCGCTGCGGTGCCGCGTGGCATGTTCTACTCCTCGGGTTCCGCGCCCGCAGGGGCGGGCGGCGCTGGCGGCGGGTCCACGAATGCGGCCCAGCCGAATCTCTGCACATGCTCGGCAGGCACCTGATCGCCTGCCTGGAAGGCCGCCACTCCGGGCGGCATATCGCCCATCTCGCCGCCGATGGGCAGGTTGCGGCGGGCGATATAGGCCGTGGGATGACCGGCCTCCTCGGCCAGTTCCGAGTAAACGGCTGCTTTACGCAGGTCGGCGTCTGCCGGCTCAGGGGCGGGCAGGCCGGCGGCTGCCCTGCCGGCGGCGTCAGCGGCAGCCTGGGCGTCGCTGGCGGCCTGCCCGCTGAGCGGTTCCACAACCGGCGGGTCCGCTGGCAGGCCAGGGTCGGCGGCAGCGGCAGCGCCGGCCGCGTCGGCGGCAGCCTGCTCCCGGGCGGCGGCCTCCTCCGGGTCCGCAGCCCGGCGGCGGCCGGGAGGCTTCTCGTCGGCCATCGGCTAGCTCGTGCTCATTTGCAGGCACTCGACTGTGACGGTCGCGGTCACCGAGTACGAGACGTTGACGTTCCCGTTGGAGTCGCCGAAGGGGTTCTGCGGGAACGGCCCGTAGATCCGGTCGCCGGTCGTCGCGCCGACGACGGGGGAGAGGGCGAACGGGGCGACGGTCGTGCCGAGCGGGCCGCCTGACGCTGCCGGGGTCACAGTCACGGTGCAGGCCGCCGCGTTGCCGTTCTTGACCCGGAGGAAGTTCTGGTAGCCAGACGGGAGGGTGTCGCCGCCAGCGCCAGCGGAGGTCAGGCCGGCAGCGATGTCGCCGCCGCCTGAGCGGGCGCAGAGGACGGGGGTGAGTGCAGCCATTTCGGTCTCCTGTTCACATCTGGCTGGTCAGCATAAAATCGGCGGTCACCTGGAAGCAGTACGTCTCCCCGGTGTCAGGCGGCTGCGGCACATACAGCGGCAGCGTCACGTTGTCGGCTACGAGGATCGTCACCCCGGTGCCGGGGCACCGCTCCGGGTTCCCGTTCAGGTTGTTCCAGGCGTCAGCGAGGGCAGCTGCGGCGAGTTCGGATAGCTCATAGTCGCCGTGGTAGACGAGCGCGCCGACCCGCGCATTCAGCGGGTCAGCATCCTCGGCTACGGCATCGGGGCGGGGTGAGGCGAGCCGCATCAGGACGGCATATGCCCCGGAGTCGGGGGACCGCTGCGGCAGCAGGAACGCCCCATTCGCCAGCGGGTTCCCAGGCCCGACAAGATCGTTCGTCTTGCCGTTGACCCATGCGCGGACGGCGGCGGTCGCCTGGATCGGGCTAGACACGGATCACCACCCCGCTCAGGATCTCGACCGACCGCTCGACAAAATGGGTCGCCCTCGTCCCCGGGTGGTTGACGTGGCGGCCGAACACCTGCCCGGTCGCCCGGTTCCGCAGCGGCCACGGCCCCGTCGAGTCGATGCCATGCGGCGGCGTCCCGTCGTTGACATACCGGCCGTAGGGCGCGGTGGGGCCGATGATGACCGACCCGGGAGCCTCCCGGAACGCCTGGATCGAGTTCCGCAGATACCCGGATGGGCGGAGCGGCAGGTCACCCTGATAGCGGAGCCGGGAGACCGCCGCCCCGGATGGGCGGGCGATAGGCCGCCCCGCGTGCGGCGGCCCGGTGGAGCGGCCGAGCGGCACCGGATAGGCGTAGACCGCCTGCGTTGGGGAGACCGGGCAGAGCCGCTTCATGTTCTGCGTCACCAGCGCCGCCGCACGGTCGAGGGCGGCGAGCGGCTGGATGCCCTCATCAGCCCACGCCCGGATCGCGGCAGAGTCGAACACGATCTCCACCTGGCCGTAGTTCGGCATCAGTCTCCCCTCCTCTCACAGCAGCAGATCGTCGCCCCACGTCACCGGGACGGGGGACTGCCAGATCGGCACCTGCTCTATCGGGCCGCCAACGTCGAGGATGAGCGCCTGCTGGAGGATCGCCATCGCCGCCGTCGCCCGCGCATCCAGTTGGGCGTAGACCCTGACATCCGCGTCCCGGTTCGGGTAGGCGACCTCGATGTCAGCCGCAGCCCGCCATTCGGCTGCCGCCTTCGCCGCCGCCCAGATCGTCCCCAGATCGCTGCCCGACGTAGGCAGGTCACCGGCCTGGGCGAGCACCCAGGCGACCGCGTCGTCGATGACGCCCTGCGCCTGATCCCCGGTCGGGGTCGTGTTCGGCGTGAACGTCCCGAGCATCCGGTCAGCCCCGGGCGTCAGCACATCGCGGGTCCGCGTCGGGATATGACGCGCAACATCCGCGAGAACTGGTGCCCAGGGCTCAGCCATCCTCTAGCTGTCCTCCGGGCTCTGCCGTGACCCCGGCCGGGTAGGTGAGCCGCGACGAGATGAGCCCGAACCCGGACGGGGTGATGTAGGGAGCCTCGGCGTCGCAGTCCCCGGGCCGCCCTCATCGCCGGGCTGCTGCCCATGCGGCCCGTCAGGCTCCACCACAGCCGCCACCGGCTCAGGCGGCGCGGCTGGGGCGCGGGTCACGATGGCCTCCTGCTCCGCCTCCTCAGCGCCGGCGGCGACCTGCTCCGGGGATGCGCCGGGGGCAGCCCCGCGAGCGCGGCGCAGCACCCCAGCCTCCGGGCCGGTCATCTGGAACGGCTCCACCAGGCCGTGGCTGATGTGATGCTGAAGCTGCGCCTCCGGGACGTCGAACGGCACCGGAGCTCCAGCGTTCAGCCCGAGGATGCGCGGCCCCTCAGCGGTGCCCGTTTTCATATAGACGAGCGGCGCGGTGACCCGGTACCAGGTCGTCGGCTTCTCCGTTGTGGCAGCCATGAGGCTGCTCCCTTCTGCCCCGCACGGCGGGGCGGTTGGCTGCCCCGGCACGGTCGGGGCGACCGCTGGTCAGGCGACCAGAATTTCGCAGGCCGACGCGGGCTCCTGCACGATCGGCACCGTCTTGCGCCGCCCCTGCAAGTCCCACGCGTCATTGGCGTCCAGGCGGATGCTCTTGATCTGGACCGCAAGCTGGTCCATCGCATAGCCCGGGGCGTCGTCCATCTCGTCGGCCATCCCGCCAAGCTGCGACGAGTCGAGCACATACGGGTGAGTGGCCAGCGCAGAGGAGGGCGAGACCACGATGACGAGGCCGCCGATGATCTCCAGCATCCCGGTGTAGATCGGGTTGTCGGTCGTCTCCCTGCGCAGCGCGTTGGTGATCGCCGTGTCGGACATCATGTAGGCGTAGTGGTTGTCATCGACGACCAGGGTGTCCGGCTTGTAGCCCAGGTTCTTGCCGTAGATGTGCGCCTTCGCCAGGAGGATGTCCTGGAAGATCGTCCGCGTGCCCGCGTTCGACCAGACAGCCGTGCCGTTCACGGTGTCGGTCACAGCCGAGACCAGGGCGCTCATCGCCGTGCCGTCCACCTGGGAGATCACCGAGTTGACGACCTTCCGCAACGCCCGGTCAACCGTCTGGCCGGCGTAGACGTTGCGGGCGATCTCCTCATCGGTGATCCGGACCTTCTGGCCCCACTTGGACACCGACGCGATCCCGGCCGTGCCGGTCGGCATGTTGGCGAACGGGTACTCAGCCCCAGCGCCCACAGCCTCCACGGTGCGGTCGGTCACGAACGGCTCGGACAGTTCGTACAGGGCCGCGCCGCCGCTCGTGCGGAACCGCTGCGTCAGCAGTTGATCCGCCACGAACCGGAGGTCGCGGTAGTCGCGCAGCCGCCGCCTGATCTGCGTCGGGCTCTGCAGAAACCGAGAGATGGTCTCGGTGTCGCCCGACAGGGTTGGGGGGCTCGCCGGGTACGATCCGGGCATTTCCTACTCCTCTGGACAGTGGGCCGGTGGCCCCTTTGGTTGATGCTGGGCAGGCGTCCTACTGGACGCCGATGAAGCGCGCCTTGACGGTGGAGCCGTCTCCGGTGCCGCCCCGGATGCAGATCCCGATGAGGGTTCCTGCCGCCGCGACTGTGGCCAGGGTGCCGGTGTTCACAAACCCGGTCGTCCCGGCGATGATCGGTGCTCCTGCGGCGATCACGATGGTGTTCTGGATCAGCACCTCATGCACGCCACCTGACAGCGGGTAGACCGTCACCCGGCCGCCGTTCGGGGCATCGTGGGCCGCCACGCCGACCGAGTGGTCGCCGGATGTGGAGGGGCTCACAGTGTTGTTGGCCGAGACGGTCACCAGCGTGCCTCCGGTGATCGTCGCCCCGGCGGTGTAGGTGAACGGCTCGTCGCGGTTCACCGGGGTGTAGTCGGACACTTCCGGCTCCTTCTCGTTCCTCTAGGGCATGGGCCGCCGGGGCGGCTCAGGCGAATATCATCCAGCGGACCTTCGTGTTGTCCGTGGCGGTGGTCAGGGCGACGCCCAGGATGGAGCGGGCGTTGTTGACGGCCAGGTTCAGGACCGTGTTGTCGGTGGCCTGGTTGAATGCCGCGCCCAGGTCTCCCGCGCTGGGGGCGAGGGTGCGAACCTGCCGGCCGGCGTTGGTAGCGGAGACAAGCTGGTCGCCGGCGGTGATGGAGCCGTCAGCGATGGACTCGTGCTGCGGGCCGCGCCCATAGAACGTGACCCGGCTGCCGCTGGTCGCATCGGCCGCAGCTACCCCGATGATGTTCTGCGCCGGGGTCGCGCCTGGGGTGAACGGCGCGACCGTGCCGTTCCCGGAGACGACCAGGAGCGCGCCGCCTGTGATCGCCGCGCTCGCCGTCGAGGTCGCAACCTCTCCGATGATGTACGGCGGCGTGTAGTCGCCCATCTCAGAACTCCATCCAGCGGACCTTGGTGTTGTCCGCGACAGTGGTTAGGGCGACGCCGATGATGGCTCTCGCCGCGTTGACATCCGCCTGGCCGGGTGCGCCGCCCAGCGGCGGGAGGGTGACCACCTGCCGCCCGGCGGTCGCGGATGTGACCAACTGGTCGCCGGCGGTGATCGCGCCGTCAGCGATGGACTCATGGATGTAGCCGCGTGAGAACACGGTCACCCGGCCGCCGGTCACGGTGTCGTCGGCGGCGCAGCCGATGTAGTTCATCGACCGGAGCGTCTGGCACTTCCGCACCGTCCCCGACCCGGCGATCTCCAGCACATCGCCGCCGCTGATCGCCCCGGAGGCGGTCAGCGTGACGACCTTGGAGGGGCCGTAGACGGCCGTATAGTCGGGCATCCTCGCCTCCTCTCGCTAGCTCGCGCCGGGCAGGGCTATTTGGCGGGCTCGCGGGAGTAGGACTGCGGGAACAGGCGGGCGAACGCCGGGTCCCAGTCCTCGTCGGTCTCCGGGCCGCCGAGCGAGCCGATGTCGCCTACTGGGACGACGCCTGGCGTCAGCCCGGCGAGCACCTTCGCGGTCCCCTCCGGGTTCGCATCCCAGACGCCCCGCCAGTGATCCATCCGCGAGGCGGAGAACTTGCCGGCCCGGACGGCGGCGGCGAGCGCCTCCTCCCGGTCGGAGGCGAGCATCCGCGTGTGCGCCTTGACGCCCTGCTGCACCTGCGCGGCCAGCTGGTCATACTCGGCCTGGTCGAGGACGACCACGCCCGGCGGCATCCCCTTGGCCGCAGCCTTGCCCGCCTCGGCCGCTGCCGCGACGAGTTCGATCAGCCGCTCCGGGGTCAGTTCCGGGTCGTCGTCCTTCAGACCCAGGCTTGCCCGCAGCGCGGTCATCTGCTCTGCCGACAGATCCATGTCAGCGTCTCCTCTACCTGTTGGCCCCGCACCGCTTGCGGAGTGTGGATGGCCGTCCCCGGCCGGGTTATGGTTGTTGTCGCCGTCGTGGCCGTGCGCATGGCTGTGCGTCGCATCGCCGCCCTGCGCCCCATAGGCGGAGTGCGGGTGGGTGTGCGAGTCGGTGGTCATCGGGCCGTGGCCCTCGACCGCTCCCTGATTGGCCGGCTCGGCCTGGCCGCCGCCGTCGTTGCCGCCGGGATTGCCACTCGGGCTCGTCGTATTCGATGGCGTCCCCTGCGCGGCAGCGGCGAGGCGGGCGGCTACCTCATCGGCGTCGGTGTCGTCCGGGTCGAACACGCCCAGCTTGTCCATCAACTGGTCCACGATGGCCTCAGCGGCGGTCACCAGATCCATGACCTGCGCCGCGTCCGCTGGGAGCGTCTCGGAGTCGGTCTGCTCCGCCAGCGCGGACGCCTGATCCAGCACGGCGTCGAGGGAGGCGAGCAGGTCATCGACATCCTCGTCGGCGTCGCCGGCGGCGGCCCGCACCGCCCGGTAGAAGGCCAGGGAGTCCGCCGCGCTCGCCGCCGGCCCGGAGTAGTCCGGGGGAGTCTTGCCATCCGCCCGCAGGTGCGCCGCCAGATGGTTGTACGCCGT